GCAGCTAATAAACAAGTTGATAATCATGTCAGTATGTATAATGGTAGTAAGCTTGTAACCACTATTGATAAAGAAATGTTAGTACCGGTGCACATAACATACTCTGCGTACTTTCATGCGGCCGTTAAGAAGCAATTCGAGATTATGAATGGTAAGGCTAAGGACGGACAAGGTAAAGAGATACCTGTAAGTGCGATGGTGCAGCATTTGGCAGCTAAAGAGTTAGCTACGCTTACTAAGCAGCCTGAAGAGAGTAAGTTGAGTATTAGTATTAATCCCGGTGCAGAGGCTATGAGTGCTCAGCAAGAGATGAATGAGCAATTGAGGGCTTTAGTTGCGCAGCAACGCCGTAGATTGGAGAATGGTGAGAGTATTATAGATGTGCAGGTCACGGGCATAGACTTTACCAGTATTGAGGGCCCAAAGTAATGTCTAGAAGAATATCCCAAGATAAAGTTATTGAAAGGTTTATCGTAACCCATGGTAACAAATATGACTACTCAAAGGTGGAATATAGTAATGTGGATACAAAGATTGTAATTATATGCCCAGACCATGGAGAATTTATGCAATCTCCTGACAAACATAGAACAGGTAACGGATGTCCTAGATGTGGAGATGTAGCTGTTAGATCTATTCTAAGTGATTCTACAGAAGATGTAGTCAGGAAATTTAAAGATGTTCACGGTGATAGATATAATTATGACAAAGTATGCTATAAGAACACTGATACAAAAGTTATTATAGGATGTAAAGATCACGGGGAGTTTCTTCAGACACCTTACAAACATAAGTTAGGGCAGGGATGTCCTAAGTGTGCTAATCACGGATTTAATCCATTACACCCTGCTATTCTATACTATTTAAAAGTGGTTAAAGATGGTATAACCGCTTATAAGATTGGTATCACTAATAAAACTGTTAAAGAACGCTACAATAATACAGATCTAGCTAATATTACAGTACTTAGCACATGGGAGTATGAGGTTGGTGCTGATGCATATAATGCAGAGCAGACAATACTAGAGTTAAATAAAAAAGATTTGTACGTAGGCACTCCATTGCTATCGGACGGGAATACTGAATTGTTTACTAGGGATGTTGGAGGATTTGATGAGTGACTTAAATAAAGTATTAGACCCCTTTGATATCGATCGTGCATTAGATAGTATTGATTTAAGTTTTAGCAATTATCTACCATCAGATCAGAGTCTAGAGTTTTTTAATATCATCAGGATGGTTACAGGCTCTGACTTTGAATTTGCTACTCCTATAGTGCACTACTTTCTAGTTGATTTACTATTTAACAATATTACTAGGGACCAGTTTCCGTATAGTGAAGAAGTTAAAAAGAATATAACTATTGATCCTACCAGGATTGCAATCATGATGAGTCGTGGACTTGCAAAGAGTTCAGTAGTTACTGCATTTATGCCAGTGTATTTGGCTATTAAAGGGGAGTTACCAGGAGCAGGTAAAGTGTACTTCATGCTATCCATCGCTGCATCAACTGAGGGAGGTGCAAGAACTATCAATAAATCTATAAGAGCTATATGTGAAGACAGTATATTCTGCAATAACTATTTTGAATCTATGCGGTTTACTGATACTGAAGTAGAGTTTATTAGGAAAGGAGGTGGATCTACTGGTAGTAGAGCATTTCTACATAAAGCTATGGGATTTGGATCTGGTATTAGGGGACAGAGAGCTAACTTTGCTGTTGCTGGGTCTACACCTAGACCTGATATTATTGCCTTTGATGATACCATTTTAAACACGCAGGCAGCATACTCGGAAACCATAATGAACACACTGCGAGAAACTATCCAAAGTGATGCTATTAATGCTTTAAAAGCAGGAGATGCTGGTAGAATATGGCACGTATTCACCCCTTTTCACCTAAGAGATGTTAATGTGCAGATGATAACTTCTAATGCCTATACTCCAGTAGTGATTCCAATATGTGAGGATATACATGTAGACTTACAAGAGAAGGATTTTAGAGGGGCCTGGCCTAATATGCATACATATAACGCAGTTATGTCCCAATATAGATCAGCAGTTGCCTCTAACTCTACACGGTCTTTTAATCAAGAGCGTATGTTACGAATCAGCTCTGCAGAAGACCGTATGATAACAGATGAAATGATAGAGTCTTACAGCAGGAAAGTATTACTTAAAGAGATACATGCATATAACATCTACATAACAACAGACTTTACAACTACATCAGAGGCTAAATCAGATTTCTCCGCCATATCAGCATGGGCAGTAAACAGTAATAGAGACTTCTACTTAGTTGACCTATGCGTTAAACGTCAAGGTATTGGTGAGCAGTATGAAGAGCTATTTAGAATGGTTAACTTCTGGAGTAGTCACGGTAAATCTGTTGAAGTTGGTGTAGAAATTGATGGCCAACAGAAGGCACATTTATTTGCACTTAAAGAAATGATGCTTAAGAAGAGTGAGTGGTTTAGGTTTGCTAAACAGAAGGGGGCTAAGTATGGAAGTGAAGGTATTTTAAGTAGAGCTACAGGTGGAGATAAGCATGGAAGGTTTAGAAATATGCTTCCACAGTTTCAAAACCATAAGATACACTTTCCCACTGAGCTGGAGACAACGCCTGACATGATTGAAGCTAGGAAACAGCTTAAGTACACTACGTGGGAAGCATTTGGTGGGCATGACGACTTTCCAGATACAATCTCTCAATTAGGAATGATGGAGATAGTGTATCCGTCAGTTAGTCCTGGAAGTTACTCGGCAGATAGTAGTAAAGACCGATCAATCTGGAGAGATCTTCCAAGTACGGATAACGACTCAGCGTACTCAAGCTATGCATGATTTAAAAACTTATGGTATGATGCGCTCATTAATTAAATAGGAGCATGAATGACATATGGATTATTTAAAGCTATTACTACAGGACTGTTAACCGGTGATACAGTACTTCCACAAAGCCCAGATGTGATGACAGGGTTAATGCAGTATGCATTGACCACTGTGGCCACACAAGCAGATTCACTCCACCTGATGACTTTAAGTACTACTGTTGACGTGCTGAGGTTAGCACAAGGTGATTACTTAATTCGTATGCCGGTACCTCCTGTAGCTGATACTGATCTGCTAGATATTGATGATGAATTAGCATTTGCTGTTGCTAGATATTTAGCTAGCTATATTAGTAAGGAAAAAGGTGGCATACATATACAAGCCGCTGATAGAATTATTAAAGACTATAACGCTAAGACTTACGAGATAACAGAGCAAATGCAGACAGAAGCATTAGCAGCTAATGTAATTGACTTGAGCTATAGTGCACCTTCATCAGAGTGGAACTTATGATATCTGAAACACTACCAGCAGAGACAGTTATTGATTACACTGCTTTAAATGGAGCCACAGTAGCACCAATAAGTAGATATGGTGATAGGTTAAATAGAATATCTCTGGGTACTGCTGGAGTATTCCTAGCTAAAGACCTATTTAAAGAAAGTATGCCTTATTCAACTACTTATGTTGATGGTGTGAAATACTTGTTTATGAACTTACACTTTTTAAGCGAAGTACGTAGACATCTTGCAGGAGAACAGACTGAAGCTACCTCGACATTTAGCCATGCTGAATTAGAGTTATATAACGCCTTGGTTGATAAAGCTAGTGGTATTGATATCTTAGCTAGATTCGAAGAGCCTGTAATAGTACTAGATGCTTGGTTAGTAGATGAGATAATGGGCTTACCACATAATCCGTTAACACGTGATTACGAGGTTACACACAAATGGCGTAAGACTGAGAATTACGTGTACACACCTGCAGATGGCATAAAATGGAGATAGCAAATGGCTAAAGACTTACTAACAATATTAAAAGAGGTTCGAGGTACTGGTGCCCCTGAAGCAGAGTACACTGATGGTATATATCACGACCTAACTATAAAAACTACAGAAGATGACGATATAACACCAAGACTTGGTGCCGGTATCTATGGCTCTATACAGACTATATATAATGGACTTGGTATACTAGTAGACATGTCCGACGAATTAGCCGTATTAGAAGGAATGTCAAATGAACTACACAGCCTGTATACAGATAAAGCTGTACTTGACAGTATTTATGCTGACAAAGTAACGCTAGACTCAATACACAGTGATAAAGCAATCCTT